TCTGAAAAGACTGTTGCGATACTGGCAAATAAGGGATCCACTGCTCGTGAAATGTTATCGCGTGTTACTCTGGCACTGGAGAATCTTCCCTTCTTTCTTCAGCCAGGATGTAAAGAATTGAACAAAGGATCCTTGCAGTTCTCGAATAACTCTCGTATCATCGCCTCAGCGACATCTGGTAGTTCGATTCGTGGTCTCTCGGTCAATCTTCTTTTCCTTGACGAGTTCGCGTTCGTCGAAAATGCAAATACTTTTTACACTTCGACCTATCCAGTTATCTCTTCTGGTAAGGAGAGTAAAGTCATTATCACCTCAACGCAGAATGGAACTGGTACACTCTTCTATCGATTACTTGAAGGTGCGATGCAAGGAACAAACGAGTTTAAAGCCTTTCGAGTAGACTGGTGGGATGTGCCGGGGCGTGACGAGGAATGGAAAAGACAAACCATCGCCAATACGAGCGAAGAACAGTTTAGACAGGAGTATGGTAACGAAGCGATTGGATCGTCTAACACTTTGATCTCTGCAAATGCTCTTCTTGGTTTAAAGAATGAACGACCCAAACAGGTCTATCAGGGTACAAAGCTTTATCGTAAGGTGAAAGAAGGTCATCACTATCTGATGATGGTGGATGTCTCAAAGGGAAGAGGACAGGACTATTCGACTTTCAATGTGATTGATATCACCAACGGAGAGTTCGAACAGGTTGCGACTTATCGAGATAATATGATCTCTCCTTTGATCTTTCCGGACATTATCATAAAGATCGCAAAGATGTACAATCAGGCTATGGTTCTGATCGAGAACAATGATGCGGGGCAGGTTGTATGTAATACAGTCTACTACGAATATGAGTATGAAAACACCTTTTTGGAATCATCAGTCAAACGAGGAGGTATCGGAGTGACTATGACAAAAAGGGTCAAGAGGATTGGATGTTCCAATCTCAAAGATCTTATCGAGATGAGCAAACTGAAGATACACGACTCCGAGACTATTCGAGAACTCGCGTCGTTTGAAGTCAGAGGATCAAGTTTTCAGGCAGCTCAGGGAAATCACGACGATCTCGTAATGAATCTCGTTCTCTTTGCGTGGTTTGTTTCTTCGGATGCGTTCGGTAATATCAGTGATATCAATTTAAAAGAGGTTTTGTTCAACCAAAAAATGCAAGAGATCGAGGATGACATCGCCCCATTTGGTGTGATTGACGACGGAACCTCTTATGGAAACTCTGCACATGATCGAATGGTCGAAGCACAGAAAGCGTGGAAGTCTCTGTAAATTTCATTATCTATAAATAGTATCATTGAAAAACACCTTATCATGATCAATACTTATCATTCAACTCAAATAACTGAAAGGAAAAACGCATGGGATTTTTAGTATCACCTGGCGTCGATGTCAACGAAGTTGACTTGACAAATGTTATTCCAGCAGTATCAACTTCTATAGGCGGTATAGTAGGTCATTTTCAATGGGGCCCCGTTGAAGAAGTTGTTAGTGTCGGATCCGAAGTCGAGTTGGTTTCTAATTTTCAGAAACCGAACAACGACAACTATAAACAGTGGTTTCAGGCCGCTGCATTTCTACAATACGCAAACGCATTAAATGTTTATCGTTTCAATGCAACTAGCCTGAATAATGCTAGCACAGATGGCGGAACTTACTTAGTAAAGAACTCCGATAATTGGGAAAGTCAAACCCTTACTTCAAGTCCACAGAATTTCTTCGTTGCCAAATATCCAGGCGCTCTTGGTAATTCTTTGGAAGTATCTGTTCTCACGAGCGGAAACTTCTCTGGTAATTCAAACACAGTTGCAACTGCCGCTGTCGATGGAGCTCCATCAGCTGGTGAAATCCACATAGTCGTTATTGACGAAGATGGTACAATCACCGGAACAGCAAATACTGTCCTTGAAGTTTTCCAAAATCTTACGGCAACAGCCGGAGATAAGAGAGACGATGGAACATCAAAATATTACGTTGATGTCCTTGAAACTCAATCTGCTTGGATTTGGCCTACAGCCGATATTTCCAGCACAACTGACTCAAGTTCAGATGGTTTCAACTATAGTTTGACTGGTGGTTCCGATGGAACAGAACCAACTACTGCTCAACTTCAAGCTGTATACACAACTGCTTTCGGTGATGCCGAAACTTTGGATGTTAATATCTTGATTGGGCCTATCGGTGCAGATACTTCAGAAGTAGGATTCGCGGCTGCAAATGCAGTGATCGCGGTTGCGGCTGCTCGTAAGGATTGTGTTGCGGTTGTTTCACCTCCGACCACTGGTACGGATGGAACTGCTCTTCAATCAACTGTTGCGACAGCTGTTACAAAGACAACCGATTGGTCTGCTGGAGTTACCTCTAGTTCTTACGGAGTCATGACATCCACATGTGTCTATGTATACGACAAGTACAACGATCTTTATCGTTGGATTGGTTCGGCTGGTCACGTTGCAGGTCTTCTTGCTAACGTCGATAATGTCGCGGAAACATGGTTCTCGCCTGCTGGATTTAATCGTGGTCAACTTCGTGGAGTTGTAAAACTCGGTTATAACCCAACCTCATCTCAGCGTGATACACTTTACAAGGGTCGTGTTAATCCTCTCGTATCTTTCCCCGGCCAAGGAATACTCCTTTTCGGTGATAAGACTGCACAGAGTAAACCAAGTGCCTTTGATCGTATTAACGTTCGCCGTTTGTTTATTGCATTAGAAAAAGCAATCTCTACTGCTTCTAAGTTTCAGTTATTCGAATTGAATGACGAGTTTACACGAGCAATGTTCAGAAACATGACAGAACCTTTCCTACGGGATGTAAAGGGTCGTCGTGGTGTTACGGACTTCCTCGTTGTTTGTGACGAAACAAATAATACCGGAGAAGTGATTGACACAAACCGTTTCGTGGCTGATATTTTTATCAAGCCCGCACGTTCAATCAACTTCATCACACTTAATTTCATCGCTACTCGTACTGGTGTTGAGTTTTCTGAAGTTTCTGGACAACAGTAATATAAATAGTTAAAGAAAGGAAACTATCATGGCACTAGGAGTAGACGATTTTAAATCAAAACTTATTGGAGGAGGCGCTAGGCCCAATCTGTTTAAGGCAACTGTAAACTTTCCGGCATATGCTGGAGGAGACAGTGAATTGACACAGTTCTTGGTCAAGGGTGCTCAGTTACCTGCAAGCGTTATCGCACAGATCGATGTACCATTTAGAGGTCGTCAGTTGAAGATAGCCGGAGATCGCACGTTCGAAAACTATACAATTACGGTTCTTAATGATTCCGGAATGAGTATTAGAAATTCATTTGAACGTTGGATGAACGGAATCAACGAACATAACGCTAATCTTGGACTAGTAAACCCAACAGACTATCAAGCAGATATGCTTATCGAACAACTTGATAAATCTGAGAATGTAACAAAAAGATATGATATTCGCGGAGCATTTCCTGTAAATGTTTCTGCAATTGACTTGAGTTACGATACGAATGATGCAATTGAAGAGTTCACAGTTGAACTTGCATTCCAGTATTGGGAATCCTTGGGTGGCACTTGGTCTTCAACCACTTAATTAAAAATTAATTCAAACATATTCACCCCGTGAGTCTATCCTTGCGGGGTGAATAAATACATTTATGGACATATTTGGCTACGAGATAAGTAAGAAAGTTACCCCAAAAGTAAAGAAAGAAATCATTTCACCGATTCCAAAACCGAGTGAAGATGGTTCTTCTACGACAACAGTATTTTCGGGAGGTCTTTACGGTCAGTATATTGATCTAGGAGATTCAGCAACGATCTCTGATCACGATCTTATTTTAAAGTATCGTGAAGTTGCAACACAACCCGAGGCGGATACCGCAATCACAGACATTGTGGATGGTGCAATCGCATCAAGAGACAAATCAGCTCCGGTCAATATCGCACTTGATGATCTGGATCAACCAGAAAATATCAAGAAGCAGATCATTGAAGAATTTAACAAAATATTAACGCTTTATCGGTTCAATCATAACGGTCACGATCTCTTTCGTAACTGGTATATCGACGGCCGAGTCTATTTTCAGATCATCGTTGATAAAGAGAATCCAAAACGAGGAATCGTAGAACTTCGTTACATCGATCCAACAAAGATCAGTAAGGTAAAGGAAGTTAAAAAAGTAAAAGACGCCAAGACTGAAGTCGAGTATGATAAGATAGTTGCGGAGTATTATTTGTACTCTGAAGGTATGTTATCAAATAGCGACATAAAGACTGGAGGAGGAGTTAAGTTGGAGAAAGACTCAATTATTGCAGTCAACTCCGGCCTTTTCGATCCTTCTCGTACTAAGTCAATTGGTTATCTTCACAAAGCAATCAAGCTGATCAATCAGTTGCGATTCATGGAAGATTCTTTGGTTGTCTATCGTGTTTCGCGAGCTCCTGAAAGACGTATCTTCTACATTGACGTAGGTAACTTACCAAAGGGTAAGGCAGAAGAATACGTTCAGAGTGTTGTGTCTCGATATCGCAATAAGTTAGTTTACGATGCAAGTACAGGTGAAATCACCGATGATCGTAAACACATGTCGATGCTCGAAGACTTCTATCTACCTCGAAGAGAAGGTGGAAGAGGAACAGAAATCACTACCTTGGGTGGTGGAGAGAATCTTGGTCAGATTGACGATGTTGTCTTCTTTCAAAGAAAACTTTACAGATCTCTGAATGTTCCGATCTCTCGTCTTGAACAGGATACTGGTTTTGCTCTTGGTAGGGCAACCGAAGTATCTCGGGATGAAGTTAAGTTTCAGAAGTTTGTCGATAAGATTCGCAAGAGATTCTCACAGATTTTTATTGAAGCTCTGAAGGTTCAGTTGATTCTGAAAGGTGTTATCGAACCAAAGGATTGGCCGAACATCGAAGAGTCGATTAATGTTGACTTTATTGAAGACAACTACTTTGCAGAACTCAAAGAGTTTGAAATTCTTCGAGAAAGACTTGAGATGCTTCAACTAGTTGAAGAACAGATCGGTCAATATTACTCTCGGGAATGGGTTCGTCGTAACATTCTACATCAATCTGATGAAGACATTCACTCAATAGATGATCAGATAAAGAAAGAAAAAGAATCTGGTGATATAGATGACGACGAAGGCGAAGAAGATTTGGAAAACTAAAAAACTATAAATAGTAATAATCATGTCAGAAAAAATATTTAACGCACTTGTACAGAATGATAAAGATGAAGCGTTGAATGCGTTTAAAGATGCAATTCAACAAAAGATCGAAACCGCGATGGATGTTCGTCGTGTTGGATTGACTTCTCAGATTTTCAATGATGGTGATCCCGCCCCGGTCGTAGAAGAAGAAGTTCAGATCGATGAAGCGGTATCCGCAGACAAGTTTGTGAAAGGTGGAAGTGATAAGATCAAGCAATCCGAAGTAGAAATGTTACTCGGAAAGATCTATGACAACACCAAACTCACAAAGTCTTTGATCGCAAATAAGGCGTACAAAGATGGAGAATCAAATTCAAAGAAAAAGAATCCACATAAAAAAGACACAGTAGATTTCCATCTCTTTCAACTAGGACAGCAAGTCGAGTTATCAAGAAGTTAATGAACCATTACTGGAAAAAACTTATAAATGAATCGCAAAAAGTTCTCCAAAAAGAGAACGGACACACCGACGTTGCGTCAGCTCTTGGCGGTATTCGTGTTGCTCGTGAAGCACTCAACAATATGGAAGAAATTTTATCGGGAATGAATCCCGAGGGCAGTCTACCTTCTTGGTGGACAAACAAAGTAGCCATCTCAGTATCTCAACTGGATGACATGGCAGATTATCTCAAACAGAAGGTACAAAAATGACAGTTATTCCCTTAGCGGCAAAAGAAACGCCGAACTCCGCAGATTCCAATATATCCGAAGCGTCACTTGTTTACATATGTAACACAACGACTTCGGCCGGCACAGTCACTCTTAAAACAAGTGGTGGTGTGGCAATTGCAACAATCGATGTTCCGGCATCTGGTTCACTTACTATCAAGAAAAAGAACGCAGAAAAAATTCGCACATCTGCCGCGACTCTTACTGTCACAGCAATAGGTTACGCAAACTAAGATGAAATTAATAACCGAAACACAGGATGTACAGTTAGAGTACATCACCGAAGCCAACGGAAAAGGTGGCAAGGATGTCTTCATCGAAGGCGTCTTTATGCAAGCGGAAAAAGAAAACCGCAATAAAAGAATTTATCCTAAAACGGTTCTGGAATCAGCAACCGGAAAATATATAAAGGAACAAGTTAAGACTGGTCGTGCGGTCGGTGAGTTAAATCACCCCGAAGGGCCCGCAATTAACTTGGATAAAGTTTCACATCGTATTACCGAACTACATTGGGATGGTAATAACGTTGTAGGAAAGGCACTTATCTTGGATACACCAATGGGTAAGATCGTGAAGGGCCTCGTAGAAGGAGGTTGCAAGCTAGGTGTCTCAAGTCGTGGTATGGGAACTGTTGAATCAAGAGAAAACAAGACTTTCGTAAAGGATGATTACATTCTTGCGACGGTTGACATTGTTCAAGACCCCTCCGCCCCAGAAGCCTTTGTAAATGGCATCATGGAAGGAGTTGATTGGATCTTGGAGAATGGTATTCTGAAACCTCAACAAATTGAAGAATATGAGACTGAAATGAAGAAGGTAGATTCTGAGCAGATATCTGAAGCTCAGGAACGAATCTTCAGAGATTTCCTCTCCAAACTCTAAATTCAAAATAAGGTAATAAACCAAAATGTCTGAAGAAATACAGAACGAAGAAGAAATCGTTGTTGAAGACGTACAGGAAGAGGATCTTGTAGAGAATCAGGAGCTTGTGCAGGATACACCTGAAGAAGTTGCTGAGGAATCTCAGGAATCTCTTTCTGATTCGGTACTCGATGTTCTTCTCGGCGAGGCTAAGAAGAAAAACGAAGCCGAAGACGGAGAAGACGAAGAAGAATCTGATGACGAAGAGTCTGACGATGACGAAGATGAAGAAATGGAAGAAGCCGTCGAAGTAGACGAAGAAACCATTGAAGAGTCTTCTGAAGAAACTGAAGAGGAATCTATCGAAGAATCCTCCGAAGAAGTAGAAGAAGAAACACTTGAAGAAGGTGTTCAAACAAAAGCAGGTATTCTTGCTGACGCTTTCTCTACTATCAAATCCTATAAGAAGCATGATCTAACCAAAGCATACGAAGCAATGATGCAAGGTGACGATGATGAAGAGGAAGAGATGGAAGAAGAAGATGTAGATGGTGAAAAAGATGCGGCGGCTAATGCGGCATCAATTAAAAAGTCAGCTCCGCCAAAAACAAAGGCAGAGATGATCAACGCCATGTACCATGAAATGAAGAAGATGAAGAAAGATGACTTGATGGCTGCCTATGGTGCAATCAAGTCTGCGATGGACGACGAAGAAGAAGAAGAGATGGAAGAAGCATTTGCAACGGATCTTAAGGTTCTTGCTGACGCAGACTCCAATCTTACCGAAGACTTCAAGACCAAAGCATCTACTCTCTTCGAAGCTGCTGTTGCAAACAAAGTCGCTACGATCAAGGAAGATCTTGAGAATACATACGAAGACTCTTTGCAAGAAGAAATCGTATACATTCGCGAGACTTTGATCGAAAAGATCGACAACTACCTCACATATGTAGTTGAAGATTGGATGAGCGAAAACCAAGAGTACGTTGACAACAAGTTGCGTACAGACATTGCCGAAGACTTTATGAAGAACCTCAAGGAACTATTCGTTGAGAGTTACATCGAAGTACCAGAAAGCAAGGTTGATTTGGTTGATAGTCTCAGTGAAGATGTTGAAGCAACTAAGAGTGAACTCCTCACAGTATCTGAAGAACGCGATTCTCTCGCTTCTCAGATTGAAGAACTTCAACGTGAAAAGATCATTTCTGAAGCAACTTCGGAATTGACTTCCACACAATCTTCAAAGTTTGTCAAACTACTAGAAGGTATCGAATTCGTCGATGCGTCTAGCTTCGAAACTAAGGTTTCAGTAATCAAAGAATCTTTCTTTAATGAGGAAGAGCCAAAACAAGAGTTGGAAGAAGAGGTTTCTTCTGACGAAACAGAAATTATCGTCGAAGGAGAAGGTGATCCTAATGCAGAATTGTCTCCGACAATGCAGAAGTATTTGTCTTCCCTAAGCCGAATTCAACACAGCATCCACAACAAGTAAATAATTTACTTACAAAAATAAAGGAAACATAAAAATGTTTAACGCAGAAAACGACATAAAAAAATGGGCTCCTGTACTCGATCACGCTGATGCGCCCGAGTTCAAGGACAACTACCGCAAAGCCGTAACCGCAAAACTTCTTGAGAACACAGAGAAAGCTCTTAAGGAAGAACGTGGAGTGAACGGAATGCTCAACGAAAACGACACAACTACAGGTTCGATTGTAAACTACGATCCCGTATTGATCTCTTTGGTTCGCCGTGCGATGCCAAACTTGATCGCATACGACGTTGCTGGTGTTCAGCCGATGTCAGGCCCAACGGGTTTGATCTTCGCAATGAAGTCTCGCTACAACGACACAACCGATGGTTCTGCTAATCCAGGCAAGGTAACAACTGCCGATACGGAAGCTCTCTTCAACGAAGCAGACACAGACTTCGGTGGAACTGGTACACATGGTGGAACAGATCCTTACGCAGCTACTCTCGATTCTCCACAGGTTGCATACTCAACTGGTACAGGGATCGCGACAGCAACTGCTGAAGCTGCTACTCCTGCCGAACTCGGTTTCACAATCGAAAAGGCAACTGTAACTGCCAAGACACGTCAGTTGAAGGCTGAGTACACGATGGAACTCGCTCAGGATCTGAAGGCAATCCACGGATTGGACGCAGAATCTGAGTTGGCTAACATCCTGTCTTCTGAAATCCTCGCTGAAATCAATCGCGAAGTTATCCGTTCGATCAACAGCACTGCCAAGACTGGTGGAGCAAACGTTGGTACAGACGGTCTTTTCGACTTGGTTGCAGACGCTGATGGACGTTGGGCTGTTGAAAAGTTCAAGAGCTTGATCTATCAGTTGGAAGTTGAAGCCAACGCTATCGCAAAGGAAACTCGTCGCGGAAAAGGTAACTTCGTTATCGCTTCTAGCAACGTTGCTTCTGCCTTGGCTGCCGCTGGTCAACTCGACTACGCTTCTAACATCAGTTCTAACCTCAACGTTGACGACAGCGGAAACACATTCGCTGGTGTACTCAACGGTAAGATGAAGGTTTACGTTGATCCTTACACAACTGGCGATTACGCTACTGTTGGATTCCGTGGCCCTAATCCATACGATGCTGGATTGTTCTACTGCCCATACGTTCCTCTCACGATGGTACGTGCGGTTGACGAATCTACATTCCAGCCCAAGATTGCCTTCAAGACTCGTTACGGTCTACAGGCCAATCCTTTTGTTACCACATCTGCTGGTATCGGTTCTGCTAATGCAAACCAATACTTCCGCAGCATCCGCGTTGGTAACATCAACGTAGGTGGACAGAGCTAATTCTAATTAGTTCATAATCTTTGGAAGGGTCTCCGTTTGGAGGCCCTTCTTTTTTATAAATACACCCATGGCGAGACTTACAACAAATTTTAATTTTCTCTCACCCACTGGATTTCGTCTTACGATCAACCGTAATCGATTTGCAAACGTCGAGTATTTCATAACATCGTTCTCAATCCCATCGATAAGTATGGGTGAATCTGCTCAAGGATTCAGAGGACATACCGCTTTTCAAACCGGAGACGCAATTGGATATGACTCTCTTGGTATTCGATTTGCGATTGACGAAGACATGAAGAACTATACTGAAATATTTGATTGGATGATCAACAATCGTGAAACGGGACTAGACTTCTCTGATATGATTTTGAGTGTTCTCTCAAACCACAACAATGGGAATAAAGAGTTTCAGTTCAAAGACGCATTCCCAACTTCTTTAAGTGGTGTAGAGTTCACCACACAGGCAACAGACGTAGAATACTTACAAGCCGACGTTACATTTAGATACAGCGAATTCAATATTATAAAGTAATAAATAGTTTTATATGATGACACTTGATGAAATCCTTGCGATGTGGAAGAAGGACTCGCAAATTGATACAGTATGTTTAGACGAGGCAAGTAAAGAGAACTCGAAGAATCACGCAAAATATCTGGAGTTGCATAGTATTATTAAGTTGCAACTTAAAAAGAAAGAGATGGCCCAAAAGGTTTTGTTGCGTGATAAGTGGTTACACTTCTCAGGAAAACTTCCAAAGGAAAAGATCGATGAGTATGGATGGTCTTACGATCCTTTTGATGGAATGAAGATAATGAAGTCCGACTTTCACTATTTCTTTGAATCCGATGAGGAGCTGCAAAAGAGTGAAGAAAGGATTGCCTACCTCAAAACGTTAGAGGAAACTCTTCGAGAGATAGTTGACAACATAAAGTGGAAACACCAGTCCATTAAAAATGTTCTTGAATTTCAGAAGTTCACTTCTGG